TAAAACCAGGCGAAGAAAAACATATTTCAGTTTATGAAAATAAAATATATTATTATTCTGGAGTGACCAGAGAATCTGTAGTTGAATTAAATCATAAACTTGGTGAATTAGAAGCAAAACATCTTACAGTAGCTAATGTATTAGAAATTGAACCACCCCCGATTAGATTGTATGTAAATTCAGGTGGAGGTTCAATTACTGCTGGTATTGCATCAATGGATACAATTTCAAGGTGTAAAGTTCCTGTTTACACTTATGTAGATGGATTTTGTGCAAGTGCAGCAACTTTTCTTTCAATAGTGGGAGTTAAAAGATATATAAGTAAAAATTCATATATGTTAATACATCAATTATCTTCAAATTTATGGGGAAAATACTCTGAAATAGAAGATGAGAAAAAGAATTTAGATTTAATGATGGAAACAATTAGAAATGTATATACAGAATATACTAAAGTTCCAATAGAAGAATTAGATGAAATATTAAAACACGATTTGATGTGGGATGCTAAAACCTGCTTGAAATATAATTTAGTTGATAGAATTGTATAGGAGTTAAACGATGACAACAAAACCAATGAGACCATTACCAGGAGCCAGTAATCAAGGAGCTACAGTTCAGGTAGATTTACGAGATGCAGAGACATTAAAATGTGAACATTGTGGGAATTATCTTTTTATACTTTGTTATGTGTTAAAGAGATTATCAGCATTAGTTTCACCTACTGGTAAAGAAGAAATGATACCTGTACAAGTTTATTCGTGTGGTGACTGTGGTAAAGTTTCAAAACTTTATACTGGAGTTTTGGGTGATGAAGTTGAAGCAAATGTGTTAAAAGAAGATAAACCAGATAAAGAACCATTGTTCCGTGCCGATTTATGAGTATATCTGTCCAACTTGCGGGCATGAAGAAGAGGTTTTACAGAAGATGGAAGATAAAGCTCCAGATTGCTCTAAATGTGTAGAGGTAAAACAATTAATGAAAAGGAAAATTTCAAAACCGGCAGTTATATTTAAAGGATCAGGATTTTATGAAACCGACTATAAGAAAAAACCAGAATCAAAAGAAGATAAAAAGCAAGAATCTGTTTCACCATCTAAAAAATCTGACGGAGATTCAGAATCCTAATTATTGGGATGAAATAACAGAAGAGGATAAAAAAACTTGGTCTAATTATATGATTAATCGTTTTCTTTCTATGAAGAGTGATTGGGTAGAACTTGTAAATGAATTTCAAAAATATAATGTAAAACCAAAAGATTTATATAAATTTTATATAAATGTTTTACCAAAAAGGAAACAGTGGTTAAAATATGTTAAAGGGAGAAATGATATGAACTATCCAAACTGGCTTATTAATATAGTACGTAATAATGATGAATGTAGTAGAGCTGAAGCTATAGAGGCTATAGGTTTTTATATGCTGACAGACGGTGGTATGCTTGAATTGCGTGAGATATTAGTAAAATGGGGTATTGAAGAGAGTAAGCTTAAAGAATTAGGAATAGACTTTACTAATCTTATTGTATGATAAAATCTTTGGTTAATTATGAAGTTCTAAAAAAATTTACTAATGAAGATACTCTTGATTTAGAATACCATAAAGTAACAAATGACATTGAAAATACTGATATTGAGCGTGGTATAAATATTATATTTAAATATTATCGTAAAAGTGGATTTCCCCATTATATTATAAATGATCAAGAAAAATATAGTCATTTTGAAAAGTTAAGAAAGTTTAATTCGAATACTATATTTGAAAACAATCAAATTATTCAAACGATGCATTGTTTACGGCTAGTGTGGTCATACTTTCCACATTGGATTGATGTTAGATGTGGAACATCTTTAAGTCCAAGAGAGGCATTTAATGATGATGTTATGTTGAAAACAATTATTAAAAAATGTTGGAATTGGCAATTAAAATATGGTAATAATAAATTTACTTTAAATAGATTTAGACAATCTTTGAAATTATATGGTGGTTCATATGGAGTTAGTAATTTTAGACCAACAGCAGCAAAATTAATTTATGAGAAGTATGGTGGTGATGGAGTAGTGTGGGATATGAGTTGTGGTTGGGGTGGAAGGTTATTGGGGTTTCTTGCAGCATCTAATACTAAACATTACATAGGAACTGAACCTGCCACGAGGACATATAATGGCCTATTAGAAATGAAAAAAGATTTTACATATCTAAATAAGAAAGTTGATATTTATAAAAAAGGAAGTGAAGAGTTTTTACCACAAAAAGAATCTNTNNACNTTTGTTTTACATCACCACCGTATTTTGATACGGAAAAATATAGCTTGGAAAAGTCACAAAGTTTTATTAAATTTCCAACAGAAGATGAATGGATAAATGGGTTTCTGAAAAAGACTATTGAAAACTGTTATAGTGGATTGAAATACAATTGTTATATGTTATTGAATATAGCAAAAACAAATAAATATAAATGGATTGAGAAAGCAACTATTAGTAAAGCAAAAGAGGTTGGTTTTAATTTTGTAGATACTTTGGAGTTGATATTATCAAGTATTGCTGGAAAAGGTTATAAATATGAACCTGTATTTGTATTTAAAAAGGAACTATTATGAAAGTTATAAAAGAAGCTAGTACAAAAAAAGGTATATCAGTAGAAACTACACGTGATGAAGAATCTATTGTTGTACAAATGGAACGAGACTGGCCAGAAATGACTTCAGAATTTAAAAAAATTCAACAAGAACAATATGAGTTATTTTTACTTAAACAACACGATTACGGCCCTGGCAATATTAGTGTTGGTTCTCAATTAAAAACAGAAGAAGAAGTAAATCTATCACTTATAGGTTTATGGTTTAGAATGAATGATAAAATTCAAAGATTAAAAACTCTTTTACTTGGTGATAAGAAATCTGCAGTTAAAGATGAACCATTAGAAGATGCTTATCTTGATGTATCTAATTATGGTATTATGGCAACTATAGTTGGTCGTGGTAAGTGGGGCAAATGAAAAATATATCATATAGTCAATATAGTCAATGGGCTGTTTGTCCATATCGTTGGAAACTGTTATATATAGATAAATTGGGAGAGTGGACAGATAATATACATACGTTGTTTGGAACATCAATGCATGAAGTTCTACAAACATATCTTACTGTGATGTATAGTGATACGATTAAGGACGCAGATAAACTACCTTTAGATCAAATGTTATTATATAGAATGAAAGAAAATTATGAAAATATTCTTAATAAAAACGGGGGTGTTGTAATTTGTGAACAATATGAAATGGAAGAGTTTTATAGGCATGGATTGGTCATTTTAGATTGGTTTAAGAAAAAACGTGGTATGTATTTCAGTAAAAAAGGATATGAATTAGTTGGAGTAGAAGTTCCTATTAAGTATAAATTACCAAGTGGTATAAATTTTATTGGATATATAGATGTTATCATACGTGATGTATTGAGAGATAAACATAAAATTATAGATATTAAAACTTCTACAATGGGATGGAATAAATGGCAAAAGGCAGATAAAAATAAAACAGATCAAATTTTATTATATAAACAGTTTTATGGGAAACAAAATAATATTTCGTTAGATAAAATTGATGTAGAGTATTTTATTGTTAAAAGAAAATTATATGAGAAAGTAGATTTTCCTCAAAGAAGAGTACAGACATTTATACCAGCGAATGGTACTCCAAGTATAAATAAAGTTACTAATAATTTAAAATTGTTTATTGATGAATGTTTTTCTGGTAAAGAACATAATACAAGTCATACGTATAGAAAAATCCCATCAAAGAAAAATTGTAGATGGTGTGAATTTAATCAGACAGAATATTGTGATGAAGGCATAAAATAATGTTATCTAAAATAAGTTTAAGACTAAAATTATCAGATTTTATTAATACTGATATAGAACAAACTGTTATGGATATGATAAATGCTGCACATCTTAAATTAAATTCTGCAGTTATATTGTATTTGTGGTATGACGAAGATGAGTTATCGTTAACAGAGTTAAAAACTTTTTTAATGAAGTGGGATAGTAAATTACATTTTAAAACTATTGTAACATCAAATAGTAAAATGTCAAATGCTAATTTTATATGGTATGATATTATTCCAGATGAGTATTATACAGAAAGGTTAAATAGACGATTTGCATATAAATATTTTTATAAAACTGATATATTAAATGGATTAAAAGAATTTTATAAATGTGCAAAATTTATAATTTCAGATAAGCCACCACGTAAACAAAAGAGAAATGATTATGAGGGGTGATGAATGGAAGTGGTGGAAACAGAGAAGTATTAGAGTGGCTATAGTTGGTAGTAGGCAATATTTGAATAACAGAAAGATTAAAGATTTTATTTATAGGTTGAAAGAAAAATATGGTGAAGAAGTAGAAATAGTGAGTGGTGGTCAACCATTGGGAGCTGACGGAATAGCAAAACATATTGCTTTAGAGTTTGGTATGAATTATATTGAATTTCCACCAGCACATTATAAACATAATATACATTGTAAATTATCAGCTGAATATTATGGTAAGAAATATTATGTGAGCAATTTTTTTAAAAGAAATAAACAAATAGCAGAATATAGTGATATAGTTGTTGCATTTATACCAGATGGTATTGAGTCAAGAGGCACTATGAATACTGTTAAATATGCTACAGAAATGAAAAAATTAATAAAAATATTTAATTAGTATATATTTATATATAGATATACATATATACAAAGGGTTTTGTTATGGAATACAAATTAACTTCGGTAAAAGTTTTAAAAGATTTATATAAGAAATTCAAAATATCAAATTTAAGTGACGAATTTACTTTACAAAAATTAGTAAATCGTTCAATGGATTTATATTTATTAGATGAAAAATTTAAAACTAAAATTAAAGATTGGAAAAATTTGAAACCGAGTGGGAGTAGATTATAATGGAAGGCAGATTGAGTGAAAGAATACTTGATAAAATCTATGATGTTTTAGTTCGGATAGATAAGAGATTAAAAATTATAGAGGACAGTCTTAAAAAAGAAAAAAAAGATAAAAAGCAGTTATTAAATGATTAATTTTTAATTTGAGAGGTTATTATGTCAAAACGTAAAATTTTGTTATTATCAGACGACTTGAGAATGTCAAGTGGTGTTGGTACAATGTCAAGAGAGTTTGTACTTGGTACAATTGATAAATATGATTGGGTACAAGTAGGTGGTGCTATACAACATCCAGAAGATGGTAAAATTATTGATATGAATGAATCAGTTAGAGCAGAAACTGGAGTTGAAGATGCTAGTTTAGTAATATATCCTATTAGTGGATATGGCAATCAAGAATTATTGAGGTCTATCCTCGATAAAGAAAACCCAGACGCTATTTTACATTATACAGATCCAAGATTTTGGAGATGGTTATATGATATGGAACATGAAATTAGGCAGGAGATGCCTATTTTTTATTATAATATATGGGATGATTGGCCAGCCCCACAATATAATGAGTTCTTTTATGAGTCGTGTGATTTAATTATGAATATTTCCAAACAGACTGTTGCTATTGTAAAAGATGTTTGGACTAAGCACCCACCTGAAGATTGGCAAGTAACTTATTTACCACACGGAATCAATGAGGAATACTTTAAGCCATTAACTGTTTTTGAAGGTGATTATACGGAGATGGAAGCATTTAAAGAACAAATAACTGATGAAGAAGTAGAATTTATTGTTTTTTATAACAATAGGAATATTAGAAGAAAGTCGCCGGGAGATGTTATATATGCATTTAAAACATTTTGTGAATCTTTAACAGAAGAAGATGCTAAAAAATGTTGTTTATTGATGCACACACAACCACGAGATGAAAACGGTACTGATTTACCAGCACTTGTTGAAGCTCTTTGTCCTGAATATGTAAAAGTATATTTTTCTGATAGAAAATTAGAACCACATGAATTAAATTATTTATATAATATATCTAGTGTAACTATTAATTTAGCGTCTAATGAAGGATTTGGATTAGGTACGGCAGAATCATTGATGACAGGGACACCTATTATAGTAAATGTTACTGGTGGATTACAAGACCAATGTGGGTTTAAGTATAAAGGAAAACATTTAGATGAAAATGATTATAGTGAAATACAGTCATTACATGACCATAAAAAATGGAAAAATAATGAGGATTTAACTTGGGGTGAATGGGTATATCCAGTTTGGCCATCAAATAGATCATTGGTAGGTTCAATACCAACACCATATATTTTCGATGATAGATGTGATTATGAGGATGCAGCAGATGCTATAAGATATTGGTATGATATGGATGTGGAAAAAAGAAATGAGTGTGGAATGGCGGGATATGAGTTTGTTTGCAGTGATATATCAATGATGACTGCTAAAAAAATGTCTCAAAATTTTATTGATCAGATGGACAAAGGATTTGAAATGTGGAAACCAAGAAAACGTTATACAATGTATAAAACTTAGGAGAAAATATGAGTGATAAACCTTTATGTTTAGTTACAGCACCTGTTGCAACAAGGAGCGGATATGGATCTCATAGTAGAGATATTTGTAGGTCGCTTATTAAGCTTGATAGATTTGATGTAAAAATTTGGCCAGTTCGTTGGGGCAACACACCAATGAATGCATTAGATCCAAATGATGAGAATGATAAACCAATAGTGGATAGATTATTGGATGCCCCAGATTTACCAAAACAACCAGAGGTTCATATTCATATCGTAATTCCTAATGAATTCAGTACTGTGGGTAAATATAATATAGGTATTACTGCTGGAGTAGAAACAACAGTATGTCCATCAGATTGGATACAAGGCATGAATAGAATGGATTTAAATATTGTTCCTTCTAATTTTGTAAAAGAAGTTATGTTATCAACAAAGTTTGATTCTTTAAATGATCAAACACAAGAAAAAATAGGAGAATTATCTGTTGAAAAACCAATTGAAGTTCTTTTTGAAGGAGTTGATTCGACTATATTCAAAAAAACAAAAGAATTTTCAAAAGAATTGGTAGATGAGTTTGAAAAAATAGAGGAGAAGTTTTGTTTTTTGTATGTTGGACATTGGCTACAAGGTGGTTTGGGAGTAGATAGAAAAGATACTGGTATGTTAATAAAAGTTTTTCTTGAAACATTTAAAAATAAACCAGTAAAACCAGCATTAGTTATGAAAACAAGTGGTGCTACACTTTCTGTGTTAGATAGAGAAGATATTTTAGAAAAAATACAACATATTAAAAATTCTGTAAAAGGAGATTTACCAAGTATTTATTTGTTACATGGAGATTTTACTGATATAGAAATGAATGAATTATATAATCATCCTAAAGTTAAAGCACACGTAACATTAACTCACGGAGAGGGATTTGGTAGGCCATTACTTGAGGCAACGATTTCAGAGAAACCTGTAATAGCACCAGGATGGAGTGGACATTGCGATTTTTTACATCCAGATCAAGCTATTTTACTTGGTGGTAGTATGAGTAGAGTTGAAAAGGATTCTTTTCAAGAAAATATTTGGGTTGATGGGGCCGAATGGTTTACTGCAAATTATATGGAAGCCTCCAATACAATTAAAGATGTGTACGTTAATTATAAAAAATATACTTTAAGTGCAAAAAAATTAGGAATAGTTAATAAAGGTAAGTTTTCTTTAGATACAATGACTAAAAAATTTGGTAAAATTCTTGACGATAATGTTCCTGAATTTCCAAAAGAGGTTGAGTTGAATTTACCAAAACTTAAAAAAACTAATGAAAACAAGGCACCCAAAATCAAATTACCAAAATTAAAAAGAGTGTAGTTATGAAAGAATCATTAAAGAAAAAGTTAATATCTATTTTTGATTGGAATAGGAATAAAAGAATAGATTGGTATGAAATATTCTTTCCAATACCAGATATAAATAGAAATAAAAAAGTTGACTGGTGGGAAGCTTTGTCAGCTGTAATAGTACTTATATTATTTTATGGTACAATAGTAGGTGGTGCTATGGCGCTACAGGCTATACTGAAATAAGGATTAGATATGGAAAGAGTAATAGATTGTCCTGTTTGTTTTGATGTGGATCATTGTTTTGAAGAAATACAAAAAGAGTTTAGTTCATTTTTGTGTTTTAAGTGTGGATTTATGAGTGATTCACGGTATGAAACGGAGAGTTTAAGATTGATTGAAAATCTTAAAAGTTCACCAAAACTTGTGCAGGATTTAAAATTTTTGGATAAAAAGAGAAACATAACTTGGTTTCCAGCAGTAATTAATATGGGAACTTTGGGAATAATTTTCCCAGAGGGGACAAAGAAAAATTGGGGTTGGAGATATGCTAAAGTAATAGACATTCCCGAAGAAGAACAGTCTAAATATGATAATTATAGTCAGAGACTTGATGTTGAAAATGCAAAAAAGTTTGGACAATATGAATTCATTGAGGCCTGTAAAAAAATGGGAATAACTAGAGACATTAAACCAGATGCCTAAACAAGTATATACTTGGGGTAAAGTAAAACCTGGTGATATTATATCTTTCCGATATACGGGAAAAGGCACAGCAGGGTATTTGACTACATTACTTGTATTGAATCCAAGAATGCCTTATAAAAGAAAAGATACTACTAAAACATTTCATTTAATTGGTTTAAAATTAGAAAGTAGAGGAATTGTACCTACTATTAGAAATAAACCAATACTTGTTCAAATCTTAGAACGAATAGGTGAAGTAAAAATTATAGATATAGATAATGATATTTATAGAGTAAATATAAAAGGTGTTGGTGTAAGAGGAGCAAGACCGGCGATTTATAAAAAGATAAAAAGATATTTAAATAAATTTTTAGTTTATAGAACGTATGATTATAAAGAGGCTAGAAAATCACAAGTATTTTTAGAGCCAATCGTTTTACCAAAAGAATTTAAAGAGGTTTTAATTGAAGATTTCCTACGCGATTACAGTTCATAATGAAGTTGATGAACTTAATAAGTTATTAGACGTTTTAATTCATAAGACAGACGTAGAAGATGAAATAGTTATTTGTGATGACTATTCAAATGAGGAAACACACGAGGTTATTACAAGTTGGACTCAACAATACGCTCATGCCAAAGTAATAAATGTACATCAACATAAATTTGAAGGTGATTTTTCGAAATTAAAAAATTATAGTAAATCAAAGTGTAGTGGTGATTATATTTTTCATATTGATGCAGACGAATATCCACACGAACAATTACTATCTCAAATAAAAGAGATATTAGAAGCAAATGATATTGATTTAGTTTGGATACCAAGAGTAAATACAGTAGAAGGTCTTACTGAAGAGCATATTAGAAAATGGGGATGGAGAGTTACAGAAAATGGGTGGGTAAATTATCCAGATTATCAGGCAAGAGTTTTTAGAAATAATGAAAAGATAAAATGGATAAAACCAGTACACGAAGTTATAACAGGAGCCGATACATATTCACATCTTCCACCATACGAAGAATTTAGTTTATATCATCCTAAGGCAATAGATAAACAAGAAAAACAAAATAGTTTATATTCAACAATTAAAAGATGATAAAAGTAAAAATACCTAATCCAATTGAAGATAGAAATGAACCAACGTTTAGGCCATTGTTTTTTGTTAAAGATAAGTTAAGAGATTACAGTATTGATATAACAGATTCAGATGATTTTGATTATATGTTTGTTGGTATGAATGAGTTTATTGATAAGCAGAAATCATTAGAAGAGAGTGTGGAAATGGGTTTAGAAAATCTCTCAAAAATATCTGGAGATTATTTTTTATTTGATGGATCAGATTCAACTTCTTTAATGGGAGCGTATGAAGTATTTATTCAAAGTAAAGCTATATATCTGTTAAAAAATCAAAAGTTGTTTACTCGGGAAGAATATCTCAAACCATATGCATTTAATAAATATTTTTTTGGAACTGGAAGTGATTTAGATTTATCATACGATATACCAGAAAATGTATGGGATAGAATTAAATTTACGGGATTTAATTTAGGTTATTTACTACCACATTATAAAGATTTTCAGCAAATTAATTCAAATAAAACTGTTGATGTTTGTGCTATTTTTAAAGCAGAACATCCGTACTGTGAAGATCATAAAGTTAGAAATGATGTATATTATACAGAACATAGAAGGGGGTTATGGGAAAATTTAGAACCACTTAAAAATAAGTATAATATGTTAACTGAGAGGATGCCATTTCAAGAATATGTTAGAAATTTGTGGAATTCAAAGATATGTTTATCACCATTTGGTATGGGTGAATTGTGTTTTAGAGATTTTGAGGCAATACAATTTGGAACAATTATTTTAAAACCAAGTCAGTCTAAAGTAGATTCCATACCAAATATTATGTTTGATGATGTAACTTATATACCATGCAAATATGATTGGTCAGATTTAGAAGAGAAGATTGATTATATATTAACTAATTTTGATGAATTAAATGAGAAAATATTAACAAATATTAGAAGTATGTTTAAGGAAAAATATACTTATGAAAATCTGTGTATGTATTATTACTCTTTGTTTTCTGAGTTGGAAGGGGTGGAGGCCGAATGAAATTTGCTTTAATGATGGATGATTGTGCTATCAATTCTTATTATATTAAGGATAAAGTAGCGTATGATTTTAATGATAATCCATATGTTTATCATCACGCGGTGTCTCCAGAATGTTTTTCAGCGATGCAAAATTTACCGTTTATTTTTGAAGAAGGTTACTTTTTTAATTGGGCAGAGTTAGATGAATTACCAGATGTAGATTTTGATTTAATATTTTATGATAATGGTAAGATAGGACTTGACGATAAAAATTATGATAAATTTTGTGTTGATAGATTAAGAGATAAGTATCCAAAAGCAAAAATTTTTGGTTGGATAAAAGAAGTTTGGGTAGGAACACCCAATAATTATAATCATCCAAGACATTTGAATCGTATTAAATTCTTAAACGAATGTGATGCTGTAATAACTTCAGGAATATCAACATTTAAACGATTAGATGTTTTTACTCAGTTAAAAGAAAATGTTAATAAAAAGTTTAATTTTATAGGACAACCAGTAAATACAGATTATTTGTATGATAATTTTTATTCAGGGTATAAAGATAGTTGTATTTATGCATATTTACCAAACCCAGTACATAGACGAGGTAGAACATATGCTTTTGCAGAATATATTGGAAAAAAATATAATATTGAGGTAAGATATAAACCATTACAGTCTGGACAAAAATTTGATTATTTATCATTAAAAGAATTTATAGAATTGTGGAGTAAATGTGCGTTTCATTTTAATTTAGATCCAGAAAATTATTATCCTGGCAATCAATGTATGCAAGCTGCATCAGTGGGGTGTATAAATATAGGAGGTCTTAATGAATCACATACTATTTTATTTCCAACGACAGCTACTTGTGATGAAAAAATATTAGAAGAACTTTTTGTAGAATATTTGACTGAAGAGGCCGCTCGGTTTAAAGCTATAGAATATGCATGGACAAAATTACATGAAATATATAGTTTTGATTCGGTTAGAAAACAAATAGAAGGGCTGGAGTATTAATATGTTTTCATATGCAGAATATAAAAATTTAATTGATTTGTTAAAACTCAATTTCCCTATTCTTGATTTTTCGGAAGTTACTGTGGATACAAATAAATTTTGTTTGTTACGACATGATATAGAATATTCAATTGATAGGGCATTAGATTTAGCTAGATTTGAGGCAGATAGTCTTGGAGTCAAATCTACATATTTGATTCAGTTGAGGTCAGATATTTACAGTGCTATTTCTAATAGAAGTATAAAAATGATGACAGAAATAAAATCTCTTGGACACAAGATAGGAACACACCCCAATCCACCAACCGGTATGGCATTGGATGATTTAAAAGAATATATTTTGAAAGATATAGTAACACTTGAAAATTATTATCAGTTTGATATAGATAGGTTTTCTTATCATATTCCAAAACATGAATATTTGAAACAATATGTTGAG